ATCTAAGTGAGAGCGAATCTGAGCATCAATAGCTTTCTTCATATTGAAGGCTTTTTCCACTGTGCCACGCCCTAAAAGACGATTTGGAACAGTGTAATCCTGATCGGTCAGAACAGGACGATCCTTCATCATGTAAGGATTTGCCTCTGCTTTTAACAACTGCCCATCGTTGGCAATCACGACAATGGCCTCAACCATGTCTGAATATTCTTCAGCAGCGGAACTCTCAGGGAACAAATCAACAATATTCCTGTTTTCCTCAAGGTTCTCTAGGTACTCACGGGGAACCAAGCCATAGTAGGTCAGCAAAAGTACCTTTTCATCCTGGTACTGGCTCACTTCTTGGGTGGCTTCTAGGTCAGTATCTTCATAAGTGGGCGTAATGTCTACTTTGCGGTAGATTCCACGCTCAATGCCTTCAACAATCTTGTGGATGGAGATGTATTTCTCAATTGCCACACCCATGCAGTCATCAACTGAGGTTCCGTTGGGGTCAAAAAGGAAGTTTTTTGGATTTACAGGTGAAATCTTGACTGCAATGCGGTCTTTTTCCACTACTCCAATGGCAGCTTGGCCCATTTGCCCAGGAATTGCCTGAGTAGAGGGTACATACTGCTTTTCAGTCTTAACGACAATCTCGCCAATGCCTGTGCCGTAGATTTCTGCCATCAACTCAATAGCATCAATGGATTTACGAATCTTGTCTCGCTTGAAATCTTCCATCAACTGGGCTTTGATGATGCCCACATCAATGGGGTTGTTGTTCACATCCCGAATATCGTCTTGAATGTCAAAGAATTCGCCTTGACCAAAGATAGCTTCCATGATCTCAGCATGGCGAGTCTCAACAGCTTGTTGGGTAGCAGGGGTTACGATGCGTGAACGCTCAGACTCACGGGTTTTGTCTTCAGATGCCCACTGACCACGAAAGATGCGCTCGTATTCCAGATAATCAGGCAGGTAGTTGGTGTCTCTCCAATCACGCCAGCGGTTGCAATGGTCAGTAACAAAATCAGTCAGGTCTTTATCAGCCTGTGTAGGCTCATAAAACTCACCTTGCTCTAGCTTGATTTCTTTATCTGTTGCCATTAAACCCCCGATATGATGTCCACAGGCTCCCACTCTTCATCTTCTTCGGCCTCAAAGTAAGATGTTACAGCCAATTGGTCAATATAACTCAAAGCATCAGGCAGGTCATCGTGAACTCCGTTGGCAGGAAACATCAAGAGTTGGTCAGTGAAGTCATCCCAATCTTCTTCAGAGTTCAGCACAATACGCCCATGCTCAAACCGCCCTTGGAGACTCCAGATTATTCTGTCTGTCTTTTTCCTGTTGCCATGCGTTAGGTCCACTATGTGCGAATATACATTATTTTTCCGCATCAGGTCACTGAGGTAGGGCAAAACAGCGTTTTTAAGTGCCCCACGCTCGATTCCAACCGAAATTGGCCTGTAATCCCGCATCTTCATCAAAATTTTGGCAGCAGTTTCCCGAATGTCCCACCGCCCATGGTCAATTTCTTTGACAAACCACTTGCCATCATCAGTGACTTTGACCACTGCAATGGCACTCTCATCTAGTCTTTTTTTCGCGTTAGCAGCTTGTTTAGCCACTTCTTCAAATCCTGCCAAGTCGATTGCAATGAAGTAACTACCATACTCAGGTTCCACACCATATTTGATCCAATCTTGTTTAAAAACATCGCTTCCTGCGTTGTCAAAGGATGCTAGGTACTCCTGCTTGAAAGCAAAGGAACTCAGCGTCTTCTTAGCAGACTCAATCTCAGTTGGGTCTATCAATGGGTTGTCTTGGGTTGTAAAGTGCCAGGACTTCCACTCTGGGTCAGTTCCCTCCTTCCCCAGGTTGAACATATCATAGAACCAATTTCTCCCCTTGGGTGTGCCGATCATCATGCAACGGCCCTTCTTATCACTCAAACTTGCACGAATCACCTGCTCCCAAGCCTCTGGCTTAATGTCTGCAACCTCGTCCAAAACTGCGTAAGTCAAAGACACACCACGCAGAGTGTCTGGCCTGTCCGCACCACGCACATATATCCTGGCTCCATTGATCATGGTGATGTCAAGATTATTGACATGGCTCCCAGAGATCACCTCACGCCCGATCTCTAGCAACAAATCCCAGATGATCTGGCGTGACTGCCCCATTGTGGGCGACACATACAGCACCGCACTTCCAGCAGGGCACTTGAGTGCTTCAATAATGAGAGTGGTTGCCGCCAACCTAGACTTCCCGCACCGCCGCCCAGCGGCAATCACCTTAAACCTCGTCTTGTCAGCAAATACATCTTGCTGCCAGGGCAGGAGGGGAAAGTTTAGATCAGCCATTTATCCATCATCCTCTGTAGATTGTTGGTGTCTCCCATAAGGCAGGGTGGGGCGCAACTGAACTGAAACTCCCACGGGGCCAATCCGCTTACACCAACAATCCCCCATTATGGCTTAACCTCAATATCCTCAATCTCCATGTCCACCACCTTGGGAGAGTCTATGTCCACGCCAATGCCCGTGATATTGATAGTGACTGCTGACCTCTGTCCCCTGTCTTTTTCAAACATACTAACAGGTAGTGTCCTGTCCATGCACATCTTAATAGCCGCCATCTGGCCTGGGTGGTCATCATTCAACGCAATCTGGATGACCTTCTGCGTCACATCCTTGCCAGCACTCCTTAGAAGCAAATCCCTCAACTCCTTTTGCCTTGCGTAGTCAGTCTTGGCTATGACGGCTGGCGGGTTGTCAGCGTAACGCTGGATGGTCATGGCTTTGTTCTTTGTGCCCTTCGGTCTGCCAGCTTTTCTTTGTTGCTGTTCCTGTTGTTCTGTTTCGGGATTGGTGTTTGGGGCTTCCACTTTTTTCCTTTCGGGAAAGGGGGTTGATGCCGTCATTATGTCTCAATTCGCTTTTTCGGTGGGGCGGTGGGTACACAAAAACTCTGGCGACCGACCGCCCCCCTCCCCCCCTATCAAATTGGTAAACCTACGGGTTTTCACCTACTGTTATCCACAGGCTACTACGTACAGTGTTCATTATGTTAAGTTATTTTGTGGTTGTCAACAGGGTATCCACAGGGATTTGTAAGAAAACTGCAAGGTGCACAGAAAAGAGGCAGAACCTGCCCACTCGCCTGTGGATAACTCGATGGTTTTCGGCTCGATCTGGCGGCGGGGAGTGCATGAGTGTCGGATGGTGCATTAGTAAGGTAGCCTGACCATATACAACTCTGTATGCAGTATTGTCCACAGAAGTGTATACACTTTGAATCCAGAAGTAACCAACGCTAAGAATGATGCTGGCTCGATAGATATAGTGCTAGAACCGCTTAAAACAGGGCTACAAGGCGTTTTCTTTATTGCCTGTACCCAAGTCAACCCGAATGCAAGAGATGTCCATTTCGGGCCTAAATCCCTGGCTCCAGATGAATTGATAAATCATCAGCATTTCCATGAATCCTGTGCTGATGTCGCCAGAGCCAGCGCAGAGTAAAGTTTCCCTATCGGGATCAGACAGCTTGCGCTTAAACCAAACTGTATCTGTGTGGCATTTCCTGCCTGTCCTCATTTCACAGCTTCCTTTGCCGGAGCCAAATACCTACGCACCATCTCGCCATCACCCTCAAAGCTAATGTCGTTGACCACATCATCAAAGCCTGTGGATCCACCATCTGGAAACTTCTTAGGTTGCTTGTCTAGCATCGTCATCTTGGAACCTCTATAAAGTTTCTTGTACTTGATCACTTCTTGAAGAACTGGAGCTTGGAGGAGGATTTCGATCTCTGCCATTGTCCACAAGTGTTTTTCCCGTGACCCGTAGAAGTTCTCATAAACCTTAGCATCCTGATCATCTTTGACCACAACCAAGATTGACCCATCATCCAACTCTTTTTCAATCCCAGGTGCATCTGGCTTCAGTGGCACACCATGCTCAAGACCCCAAGCATCCAGCAGCTTGTAACCCTTGACCAGACCAGCCACCGCCTTATCCATCTTTTCAATGTCTCTGGATTTCTGTGCCGCCCAAATTCTTTCTGTCTGCAACCACAATTTTTCCCGAAACCCAGAATCAACTAAAGTATACAGTCTACCACTTCCCCACTTGGTATCCATTTCACCCCGAACACGCTCCAACCCAATGAGCAAACTTTCCGCATGAACATCAAAAGGGTCAGCAGGGAAACTAGGCATCACCCCTTTCGGTAACTTCAAACTTTTAGACTTATTCAAAACAAAATCCTTTCATCACTTCAAAACAATACTTACAGATAACTGACACATCAGGCCATCCGGAGACAGGACAAATGGACATCCTATAGGATTGTCCATTTGTCTGTCCTACTCCGGACAGACAAATGAGGGACATTTGTCCTCATTTGTCCATTTGTCCGACTTGTAACAATTTTAGAATTCCTCTTTTTTGTCTTCATCACGCACCATCCAGACCACATTTCCCCTCACTCTGACCTGCCCAGACTCCTGCAAATTCTTCTTACAACGCAGCCAAGCCTTGCTAAAAGTATCCTCTGAAGTATCCTTTTCACGCACCATTAAGCCAAATTCTTGTCTCCAAAACTCCAAATTCACCACCTTCTTAAACCCCTCTGGCGTACTAGAACTGTAACCTTTAGAGTTCATCGCTATTTTCAGACTTTGCATCTCTAAACGCTGATTTTTACCCTTTCCAGCCTTACTCCCGCGCCCACTTTTAGCCTGTTCCTGGCGATCCCTGACCACAGAATCTGACGATTGAACCGCCAAACTGGTGATGTCATCAAGGCCAATCCCTGAAGATTTCAGCACCACGGGCACCACCTCGAACCCGATCTTGCGGTTATCTTCCCCATCCTTTTGCTTGGTTATGGTCAAGATTCCCTGCCCTGCAATCTCTGCTGACTTGATCATTGAGTCAACTCTGACCAGTTCCAACTCTGTATCCACGGCCCCAAGGAGTGAAGAATGTCCCCTCAAACCCTTACTTATGTCTTTCCCAGAGTGGTGCAGGAGCATCAAACTTGTCTCATAACGCTCCATCAATCTACCGCATTGGGTGATAAATGAAGACATATCTTCACTGGAGTTCTCATTCCCACCCCCAAATGACCTAGCCAAAGTGTCAATAATCACCAGAGATAACGACAATTGATGGCTTGTAAGCAGGTTGTCAATCCCCTCAATCAGGGCTAGAAAGTCATCATGGTTTGATCTCAGGTTGATCTGGTGCCTGATCACAAAGAGGGGTTCACCACCCTGACTGCCCTTGAAAATCTTGCAAGCCTTAATCCTCGCGCCCATACCTCCATGCCCTTCTCCGCATATATACAGCACTGCGCCAGGGGAGTTGACGGGGTTTGACATCCACTCAACACCTGATGCCACCGAATAGGCCATGTCCAAAGCCACAAAAGACTTGAAGCTGGCAGGGGGGCCATACAGGGCTATGAAAGACTTTTTGGGCAAAACCCCATCAATGAGCCACTCCACGGGCTGGTCTTGGATGTCATCCCAGGATTCGATCTTGAATGTCTTTTTGGGTTTGTCGCCAGAACTTGCGTCATTCCCAGATTCGGCGCCAACTTCAGCGACTTCTGGCATTTCTGGCGTAACTGGCTCAGTAGCGGTCAAAGCCAAGATGTGTTCAGGTACAAACACTTCATGGACAGATTTGAGGGATTGCGCTTCCTTTGCCAGTTGCGCCAACTCCATCTTCCCGTAGCCCATACCCACGAACTCATGGGCATCATCTCCTGGGAAGGGGAGGTTCAAGTCAATGACCCTGATTGATCTGACTGGTGCGTCAAGCAAACACTCAACGACTTTCTTGGCGTACTTCCACCCAGGCTGGTCATTGTCTGGAACCACCACCACATTGGCATTGACAAAGTATTGCGTGAGTTCTGTAGGCCAAGAACCCGAACCCGCATGACTTGTGGTGGCTACAACTCCCAACCCTATCAAAGCATCACAAGCCTTTTCACCCTCACAAAGGTAAATAGCCCTGCCAGATTCCACCGCAGCAATCACGGCTGGCAAGTTGTAGCAAACAATCCTCGAGTCCCCAAGCCTGTTGACCCGTGACCCATCAGGCATGACCCTGACAAGTCTGTAATCCTTGCCCTTTTCTGTGTTTGTCTTGAATCGTTGCTTGATAAAGAGGGTCACGCCATCCTCATCTGTGTAATGCCACTCATGCTCCAAGTTGCTTGGGTTGGTGGGTGGTAAGGCAGACACCACAGGCGTAAAAGGCTTCAGGTTATCTAATGGGTGAGGTCTGGGGGGTAGTTCTGGGAGTAGTCCCATGTCTTTCACGGCCCTAAAGACTGAATCTTGATCACACCCGCCATGACATTTGAAGAGTACCATGGCATCAGTATCCGCATCAGAGATTGAAAGGGAGGGATTCCTGTCCCCTTTACCCTGCCCATGAGATGGCACGGGGCATGAGGCAACCCATTGCCCGTTGACTCTTTTGGCGTTGCCTAATGCCTGGGCTATTTGTTCTGCTTGCATTTTTATCCTAAATGTCTTTGGCTAATGTTTAGTTGATCGGACAATCTAACAAATTCAAAACATCACCTCTTGAATTGCTTTGGGTTGTTCAACAAACATGTCCACTTGTTTTGATGCTTGTTCTATACGCTTGCAAGCAATGTCAAAATTCTTCTTAGAGACAAAAAAACCAGAGTCTTTTTATCGACTCTGGTAAAGCCCATCTAGTGGCAATTAGGCAAACATTTCATCATCATCCAAGTTAACGCTTGGCTTTGCGGGAGCCGCTTTAGCGGCTGGTGCGGGGGTTGGTGCAGGGGCGGGGGCAGATGCCACACTCTTGATGAAGTCACCGTCATGGGGATCGGCATCCAACCCTGCTGGTCTTGCAACCCAACCCGACACTGTGAACAAAGGAATCCTAGTGGTTCCCTTGCCCACCTTCTCAGGTCGAGAGCCTGTGTACTCAATCACAGGCAGTTTGCCTGGGTTGGCTTCACGATCAGAACACTTGTCATGTAGCTCCTGAAGGCCCATGTTGTGGCCCACCCCGTTTGCCGACCATTCCACCACACCCATTTCCTTGTTGTAAAACTGAGCCTTAAACCCACGCTTGTGCTCAGGTGAGGGTTGTGCACCTTTCTTACCAAACACCGCATCAGCAATGAACTCATACTGACCCACTGCTATGAGCATCCAACCCGTTTGCAGGGCATCAATGTCGAACACACACTTCTTGAGTTGGAACTCACCTTCCGTGTTTGACCAAGCGTTTGCTTGGGGTGAGAAGCGGATGTAGTTGCCGGAGCCACCACCAGAGTTTGAGAGATTTAAATTCACAATGTTTCCTTTTTCAAAGTTTAAAAATGCACCTACTGGTGCGCCTTATCGTTGCGACTTGCAACAATTCATTCACCTATGCCAGCGGCACGACCAAGGGTCAATCCAGAACTCACCTTTGCGGTCAAGTCTGCGATCAGGTACTTATCTTCTTTCGAGAGCAACTTCTCAGCAGCTGCGGGGGAGATCAGTTCTTGGGGGTAAAGTTTATCGAAAGCCAACACCTCACCCAAAACTGATCCAGCATGAGCCTCGTTGACCCATGCCCTTGTTGCTCGTTTGGGAACCATCTGCCAGCCCCTAATGACTGCACCATCCTTGATTCTTACAACTGCGTATTCACGCAAAGCCTTGATGTAACCCTCTACAATCTCGACCTTAGTGAGCATTGCCCCAATCTCCTCATCAGACAGAGTTGGCAAGTTGGGAGCCACTGCGACTTCAATGAATGAAGTCTTCTGTGTGGGGCACACTGCCTTACCTGGGCACCATTGGCAAGCATCAGGGGAAGGGTTGTAGGGCGGGTTTGGCGAGGTGATGGCATCAACTGCTGGCCCCAGAGTGTTTGAATACCACTCTGTTAACTCATGCCCTGACATGGTGAAGGTTCGAACAGGGCCAACCCTTGGTTGAACAATTCGCATCTCAACAGTATCAAACATTCGCTCGCTTTTGTTGATTGCGCCAATGGCGTATATCCGCATTTGATCGCTATCTTCACTCACATACCCCATTCC